CGAGCATCGTGGCGCCGTTTTTCACCACACCGGACCCCGAAACCACAACCGGCATCTTTGCCGCGGTCAACGGTATGCTGCGGGTAAACGGCTCGGTGGTCGGTGTGGTCACCGGGCTCGACATCACGTTTGAGATGTCGCCGAGTTCGGACGCGGTCGTCGGGCAGGATTTCGTGCCTGAAGTCTTCCTTGGCTCGGCCGCAGTTAGCGGTCAGGTGACGGCGATGCTGGAAGATTTGGACCTCGTCCGCAATTTCTTGGACGAGGACGAGGTCGATATCCTCGCCTATTTGACCACAACGCAAGATCCGAGCGCGCCGGCGACCGCGATTTATCTGCCTCGGGTCAAATTCTCGGATGCGGATGTCGCGGTGACCGGGCTGGGGGCGCAGACCCTCACCATGCCGTTCACCGCTCTGAAATACGTCGGTTCCGCCCCCGGCGTTCCGCAAACCACCTTTGTTATGAGCGACACCGAGGCGGTCTGATCCGCCTTCGTCACCCATTCCTGCCGCCACAGGGAGCCGTCCGCGCGAGCGGATGGTAGCTGGCTACCGGGGGGCGCGCTGCTGGCGGGTGGCGCGCCCCCTTTTTCCCGCCACTGGCCCGTCGCGATGACGCGCCTTTCCCGCAGAAGGACCGCCACTTATGGCAGACATCGATACTGCGTTGAGCAGCTTGTCGCTCGACGTCGAACGGCCGCAGCGCATGCCGTTGCTGCATTACCAATCCCTTCAGCCGCTCCGCGGGCCGAATGGCGAAGAGGCTTATGTCGACCTCTATTCGTCCGATTCCGACATTGCCCGCCGGCAGAACCGCGAAACCCAGCGGCGCCGGCTCAACGCGCGCGGCCGGCTCAAGCTGACGCCAGAAGAGCTTGAGGCGGAAGCGACCGATCTGCTGGTTGCGCTAACTGCCGGGTGGTCGTTGGTGTCGCTTGACGGGCAGATGCTCGATCTTCCGTTCACCCCACAGAATGCTCGGACCGTCTACGACAAGGTCACTTGGATACGGGAGCAGGTCGATCTGTTCTGTGCTGACCGCGGAAATTTTACGCCAGCCTCGTCATCGACCTCATCGAGTGGGCCGAAGTCGAGTTCCGAGCAAACCGCAAAACGGTAGACGGTTCAACCGAGCGCGAGCATTTCGAGTCGGGCGCTAGCCAGTGGGCTAAAATACCTGCTGCGTTGCGTCCGGCCGGGCGCCGAGATCAGCCGGTCAAGTTGCCGGTCATCAATGACGGTCCCGAGTTTCCCAGCGTGCTGGATTATCTCTGGGGTTGGTTTGAGGAGATTTCGTTTGGTCTTTCGCCCAACGGGTTCGCGCCACCGGTCATCACCTGGGAAGCTCTGCGGGCGTGGCAGGGGTTGACTGGCGTCGGTGTGCTCGAACCGTGGGAAGCGAAGACACTGGTGCAGCTTGGGATGCTGCGAGCCAGCATCTCGGCCGAGAAAACTGAAGCCGATAATCGCAGCAACCGTCAAGGACCGGCACCGCAGCCACGGATGGGCGGCGCCGGCGCTGGTACATCTCCGAGTCGCAGCCTGTCTTTGCCACGACGCTAAACCGGAGCGCGGTGAACAGTGCCTTTAGTCGATACCTTAATCGTCAAGCTGCTGGTCGAGGGGGCCGATAAGCTCTCTGATGTCGACGCTGCTGCCGCTTTGCTTGATGTGACGACGAAAAAGCTGACGGATTCGACAAATAAAGCGTCATCTGCCGGCGATCAAAATGCTGCTAAGAATGAAAAGGTAAGCCGAGCAATACGAACGACGACTAATGAATTTGCCAAGTTCATCGCTAGTCAGGACAAAGCGTCGGCTGTTGCTCTCTCGTTCGCAAATAGTGTAGATCGCGTTAATAGATTTGTTAAAGAACTCGGACTAAATGAAGAACAAGCATCAGTAGCTATGGGGCTTGTTACTCAGAAAATGGAGCAGAACATTGCTGCTCTTAATAAAGCTACGGGGGCTACTGAAGTCTACAACAACACTGTAGAGCAATCCATCAGCCATATCGAGGCATTTAGCGCAGAGATCGATCGGCTTAGGGCCAAATACTCTCCGCTGACTGTGGCAGCGAATGAATTCGCCACGACGATGAAGGAGGTAAACGATGCGCTAAGGTTTGGAGCGGTTAGTCAAACTGAACACGCGACGGCGGTCGCGCAGACGACCCTAGCCTATGAGAAACAGGTCGTTGCTTTGCAGAGCGCGGCTTTGGATGCCAAGGCGGCGTTCACCAGCGACATGGATGCTCATGTCCTTGCCTACAATAAGAAGATCGAAAGCCTTGTCCCGCTTTACGACAAGGTGGGCGAGGCGGCGAAGAGGTTCGCCAGCGTTCAGTCCGACATTAATCTGCTTGTGACGGCCAATGCGCTCGATCAGGAGCAAGCCAACAAGGCGTTACAGGAAGCGGCCGCGGCGCGAGACAAAGCGTCTGGTCAGACTACTCCAACCACGACGGCAGACAAGATTTTCCCGCAGGAAGCGGTCAATCACATCAAGGCGTTTAATGATGAGGTTGACCGGCTGAAGACCAAGTTCGACCCGGTCTACGCCGCCGAGCAACAGCAACTCGCGGCGCTGAAGGAGATCGGTTCAGCGTTCACGCTGAACGCCGTCAGCGCGGATCAATGGCGCGCAGAAGTCGACAAGATACAAGCTTCGTTCGCTCGCGCCATCGAGTCGATCAATGCGGCCAAGGAAGCCCAGCGCGGGCTGGCGATGCCGCAACAACAGGATGCCCAGATCAAAGCTTTCGCCGATGAGGTCGATCGGCTGCGGCTCAAATATGTGCCGCTGGTCGCAATGGAAAAGGAGCATGAGAAGGAAGTAGCAGCGATAAACAAAGCTTACAATGTAGGGGCAATTAAAACTCAAGCAGAGCTTCAAGGGGCGCTGACAACAGAGACCCAGCGATACGATTCTGCACTTAAAAGTCTCAGCAGCAACCTAGATCACTCTAGCAATCAAACGGGTAAGGCGACCCAGACAACCGGGCAGCTTAATGCCGCTGTTACCAATCTTGGTTTCCAGATCAATGATATTACATCTGGTTTACTTCAGGGTCAAAGCCCGTTCACGATCCTTGTTCAGCAGGGCGGCCAGGTTATCCAGGCGTTCGCCCAAGGCGGCGGTGTCGGGCCGGTCTTAAGGGGCGTGAAGGACGCCATCGTGGGGATGATCACGCCGACCACCCTCGCGGTGACGGCGCTGGCGGCTCTTGCGGTCGGGTTCGGGGTCATTCTTGCGCGGGCCATTTCCAATACGGCAGCGATCAAGGAGTTCAATAACGCGCTCGGCACGGTCGGTGACAATTCAAGCACGACCATCAAAGGGATGGAACAGGCTGCGAAAGCGTTGGAGAACGTCGGTGTAGCGGCGGCGGATGCCAATAAGTTTGTTTCCGATCTTGCTCGCAATACGAAGATCGATCCGGCTTATGCCAAAGAGATCACTGAGGTCGCGATTGCCACTTCCAGGGTACGCAACGTCGATGTGACGCAAGGCATCAAAGATTTTCAAGCTGCTATGGATGGCAGCATTCAGACGATGGTTGATTTTGCCTTCAGCATTCACGCGATCGACAAGGCGGAAGCGGGAAACTTGATAACTATGGCCCAGGAGGGCAAGGGCGCTGAAGCGATGAATCGCGCCTTCAGGGACATCAGAGATCAAGCCAAAGCTCTTGCCGGCAATACTGACGATTCGACTAAGGCAGCCGAGAAGTTTCGCAGCGCATGGGGCGGGCTTCTGGACACTCTTTCCAAAGGCAGTGCCTTTAAGCTGGCGCAAGAAAACTTGACGCAGTTGGCGATCGATCTGACCAACCTAATAGATAAGGGTGCGATTTTCAGTGCTAAGTTTATGGAAAAGCATGGGCTATCGATAGAGGGTGCGCCGTTAGCCACAGGCAATGTAGCTAGCAGTGGTGCCCCGGCACCCGGCTTCGGAACGACGACGCCAACCTACGGCGGTGATTACGGGACGCTGCTCAGCGGGAACAAGTTATCGGTGAGGCCGGGTGTGGTTATGACACCTAATGCCCCAGCTTATATCGACACTATGTCGAATGTAGTCACTCAGCTTCCGCCTGGTTTTGGGATCGTCATCACCAGCATTGGTCGTACTAAGTCAAATTCTTCAGTCGGCTCGAATACGGCACACAACCCGGCTGCTGGCGGGGCGTTCGACTACAAAATCATCAATACGACGACCGGGCAGGAATACCCTAATGTCGGACCCGATACGACACCTGGCGGTCTTTACGGGCAGACGTTTCAAAACGCCGCAGCGTTCATTGGGCAAAAATATCCGGCATTGCTGCCGTTCATGGAAAATGGGGCGCTGTTCGGGGCAAACGGTGGGCCGATCAGCGCGACCTCGCCACCCGATATTGGTCATATCGGGTTTAGGGGCGCACCGACAGTTACTGGCCTTGCTGCCAATCTAAGTGGCAGTGTCGCTGGTGCGAGTGGTGGGCCGTTTCTTAGCCAAGATCCGAAAGCTGTTGCGGCTCTCGATGCAGTTCTCGCCGAGCAGAACAGGTTGCTCGGACAAAGTGTTACTATTAATTCAACATTGAGCGGCCCAATCGCCACAGCAAGAACCGAAGCTTACGCTGCATATAATCAAGAACTAGCCACCAGTAAAAATGAACAATTGGCCCAAATTGCTGGACTTAACCGTTACAAAACTTCACTGGAAGAGCAAGGAGTCGCTCTTAATACTGCCAACCAGAAGACTGACCTTGCTATCAAGGGGCAGGAAGGTGTCGCAAATGCTTATCTAGATAGTGAGCAGGCTGGCATTAAAGCGGCGGCGGCGGAACAGGCCCGTATCGATGTCATGGAACACGGCGGCGATGTCGCGCAACAGACCCAACGGATTTTGAACCAGCAAGCCGCCGAGGCGCTGACCGCCAGCGCCAAGGCGATCCCAGGTCTTCAGCTACAAACCAAGGAAACTGAGCGGCTGGCTGAAGCCACAAAAGGTGGCGCAGCGGCTCAGCATGACATGGAACTTCAGAACCAGGCGACGAGTGCTACGCATGACGTGGTCGCCAAGGCTGAAGCGACCGGCAATGCGGCGTACATCGCGGAAGCAAAGAACCTTGAGGCGGTGACGCTGGCGCTCATCAAGAAGAATGACGCGGCGCAGACTTCAGTGGAAATAGCAAAGCAGATCAACGCGAACAAGGATCAGATTGATATCGACAAGGTCGAGGCTCAGTACGCTTTCCAGACCACTGAAGAAATCCAGCGCCAAGTCGCCTTGTTGCAGACGAAGCAGTTCCTCTTGAGCAAGGGCAAGGATTTAAACAGCGCGGAGTCCCAAGCCTTACTTAAGAATGTCGATTCGTTGCAACAGGCGAACATCGCTCTTGCCGAACAACAGCGCAGCGCGCAACGGCTCAATGACGTATTGGTGGGTGTTGGTCAGACCATCGACCAAGCGATTACCCAGAACGTCTCGAACGCACTCAGCGGAAAGAAGATCACTGCGTGGCACACGATCTTCAAGGATGCCTTGGTGCAGCTTGAGTCGCAGCTTATTTCGATGTCGGTCATCAAGCCCGCCATCGGATCGCTACTGGGGATGCTGGGCTTTGGCGGCGCGGCGTCAAATTTCGGGACGTTCTTTGGCGGTGGCGGCGGCGCGAGTTTGTTGAGCGGTATCTTCGGAGGTAGCCTCGGTGGTGGGGGCCAAGGCAGTAGCGGTGCCACTGGTGGGCCAGTCACGCTGGAACAAAGAGACAAAGAGGGCAATCTCACCGGTACGCTCAGTACCGTTTCGAGCGTCGGGTCGCTGGCGAATACCGGGTCGGGTCTTTTTGGCGGCGGCGGCAGCGGTGGGATATTCGGCGGGCTGGGTAATTTCCTGAATAATAATGTTGGCACTTCGCTTGGCTTTGCGCCCACTGGTTTGACCCAAGGCACTGGTGCCGGTGCCGGTATCTTTTCAAACGCGGCGGGCGTCACGTCAGACGTTGCTGGCGGCGGTGTCGCGTCAGGTCTTTTCGGTGGCACGACGCTGACCGGCTTTCTCGGTGGCGTCGGTGCCGGGGCGACCGTGGGGTCGCTCGCGAATATGTTCATCGGCCCGATGATCGGCGGCGGCAAGTCGACGGGCGGGATGATCGGCTCGACCGGCGGCGCGCTGGCTGGCGCGATCATCGGCTCGATCGTTCCCGGTATCGGCACCTTGCTCGGCGGCATCATCGGGGGCGCGGGCGGCGGCTTGCTCGGCGGCTTCTTTGGCCCCAAGCCTGCCAACAACGCGGGTTCAGGTTCACTCAACCTGGCGACCGGCCAATTGGGCGCGTTCACCAGCGGCGGTGTGGCCGCCAACGATCAGGCGGCGCAGGGCATCCTTCAGCCGATTTCGACGACGTTGGCTAACATCACCCAGATTCTTGGTGCGTCGGTCCTGCCCCAGGCGACGTTGATCGCGCAGGCCGGGTCGCGGGATGGCATCAAGGTGAACATTGCGTCGGGCGAAGGGGTCAAAAGTTTCACCGGCTCGGACGCGGGTGCGGTCGTTCAAGAAGTCGCTCAATTCCTTTTCGAGCATCGTGACCTATCCGCCTTGAGCCCGACGTTGCAAAAAGCTGTCGGGTCGCTCGACATCAACCAAATCCAAGACACGACCCAACTGACGACCGCTGTAAATTTCTCGAAGATTTACGACACCATCGTAACCGCTGCCGACTCTGCCTTCCAAAGCATCGAGAGTGGAGCCCAGCAGGCGGGGCCGTTTGAACAAGCGATGTCGCAGATCACCGATACGTTTGCTCAGTTGACCACGCAGGCCCAGCAATACGGGCTGTCGATCGACCCGATCAACGCGGCGTTGGCCGAGGCGACGAAGCGGATCAATGTCGATTTCGCCAAGGCGGTCGACGCGGCTTACAATACAGCGACCGGAAATGACTTCTTAAACGGTGTTCAGTCTCTCGTCGATAACTATGCATCGATGGCTCGCGAAGCGTCGGCGATCGGTGCCAGCACTACTGTTTTCGACAAATTGGGTCAGACATTTGACGCTTCTTTGAAGACGATGTTTGCTCAACTAAACAGCACGCAGCTTAATGCGGTCATTGCTGCGTTTGGTGATCTTGGTAATGACCTTCCGGCGCTGGCCGCTTCGGCGCGGGATGCGGCTCTGGCGTCCGAGGCATTGATCGCTGCCCAGAACCAGCAAGCCCAGATTTATCAAAATCAACAGGACTCTTACACGGCGGCCAACCAAGGATTCCTGGCGCAGCTTCGCGATCTCGACAAGGCGCGAATTGCCACCCAAGCGACCAACAAGTCGCTTGGTCTTGGCCCCGATCAGGATGCTCAGGTGCAGGAAACCGAGCATCGCGCGGCGCTGAATATTTTGATGGCGCTGACTAACGATCAGATGGAATCGGCCCGTGCTGTCCTAGCCCAACTGAACCCGGCTTTCGCGGCGTGGGTCGACGAGGCCGAGGCGGCTGTCAAGGCGACGAATGACGGTGCGGACGCCTCGGCGCGCGCGGCGCAAGTTCTTCAAGCCCAAGCGAGTATCCAAGCCTATCTTAATCAGCTTCAGACCCAGAGCAGCGTGTTCACCTCGGGCAAATCCCGGCTCGATGCCGCGCAGTCGCAGTACAACACCATGCTAGCGGCGGCGCAGGGCGGCGACGTCACGGCACTCCAGGGCATTACCACCGCGGCGCAGACCCTGCTGCAAAACGTCAGCGACTATTACGCTTCGAGCGCGCCGGGGCAGGCGATCTTTAAACAGGTGCAGGATCAGTTGACCGCGCTGCTCGGCACTGGCCTCACGACGGCACCTGACAAGACCACGACCGATGTGGTCAACGCGATCACCGATGACACGGCAACCACGACCACCACCAGCAACAACAACACGATTTCGCTGATCACCGCCGGGATCGACACGGCGAAGCAGATCACCGACAACGCGATCTCGACATCCGCAGGCGTCATCGCCGCGGCAAATACGGCGAACGACAACCTCGTCAACAGCACAATTACGACCGGCGCGGGAATTACCCAGGCAACCCTCGACGGCGCGGCGTCGATCGTCGGCGGGACGGCGCAGCAATTTACCGCGCAGACGGTGACGTTGATGACCGGCACCGGGACGGTGGTCGAGGCGGCAACCGCGACAACTGCTGCGGTCGTCAGCAGCGGGACCGACATTGTCACCAGCACCGTGGCCCTGCTCGACAACAACGTGACCAATGCGGCGAATCTGATCGCTAGCAATAGCACCAATGCCGTGGCCACGATCAACGCGAACACGACCAATGCGGCGGCGCTGCAAGCGGCTGGTGCGGCTCAGACGTCAGCCATCATCGATGGCAATACCTCCAATGCGAACACCCTGGTCACTCAGGCCGCGGCCAATACAAACACCCTGATCTCGACCAATGACAATCACACGGCGATCCTCGCCGCGACGGCGCAGAGCACGACCGATCGGAGCGTCGCAACGGCGGTCGCCAACACTCAGGCGATGGCCGCGAACGCGGATGTCAATACCCAGTATGTGCTGGCGACGATCGCCGCTTGGGCGGGTGCGATCATCAACAGCCAGGTCGCATGGGACAACGCGATCAACGGAACGATCGCCGGCTGGCTTAGCGCCGTCGTCAGCGCTACCGGTGGCAGCCAGGCCGGCACGATCCAGGCGATTTTCGCGGCCGCCGACTCGATCGTCGGCACGATCGCGGGGTGGGAGAATGCGGTCGTCGGATCGGTCTGGGGTGCGGCAAGCTCGATCATCGCCAACGAGGCTGTCTTCGCCAACAGCGATGTCGCGGCGATCTATGGCGCGGCGAACGGAATCGTCGCTACGGTCGCAGCCTATGAAAATGCGACCCGAGCGTCGGTTGACGCAGCCAACAACAACGTGGCGAACTGGCTAAATAACGTGAACGGGACAATCGTCTGGAGTATCAATAATGTGAATGATCGCAGCAATGAAATCGTAAATAAGCTGCAAGAAATCCTTAATAATATGGTCGGCTGGAACCAAAACATTTGGAACCAGCTACACTGGATGGGTGAATATATCCAACTTTTGACCGAGGTGACTATCAATTTTGACGAGTTCATGGCGGGGTCGCAGGGAGCAAACACCGATATTATGAACCAGATTCAGAATACGTTGCGCCGTCAGGCATTTGGTTGATTGGGGCGGTTATGCTGACCCGTCCAGAAGCTTTTCTTCCCGAAGCCTCGTTCAGAGAGGCGCGGTCGATTACCGGCTCGCGCGGCCCGATCATTTATTTGATCGAGGTCGACGCCTACAATTTCACCACCCAAGCAATCGAGCATCTGCGGTACGGCACGGACGGCTTCAACGCGCCGGATGCACCGGGTTTCTACCAGCGTAGGGTTATGACACCGCCCGACTTCGGGCGCTTCCTGCTGGCGCCTGGCGCGACCTCTGGCGCCAATCAGGTAACACCTGGCGATGTCGTCATGGCAAACAATGACCGCGCGCTCGACGGGCTGCGCGATTACGGGATCGGCGGCCAATCAATCAGAATTCTGATCGGTTACCGGTACGATCCTTATTCGGCGTTTATTCCGCTGGCGTCGGGCCGAGTCGAACAGGTGCTGTTTGATTTGGTGGTCGGGCAGAACACCACGACCGACACGGTCACGCTGCGGTTTCGCGATCGGCTGCTCGACTTTAGCCTGCCTTTGCAAAACCATCGTTACCTGGGCAACAACGTTGCTCCTGACGGCATCGAGGGCGGCGACGATCTGAAA